GTAAGAAACAACAAATGGCGATGAATATGTTCGGAAACCCTTCTGATGATTATGAAACTGAAGAAGAATTAGAAACAGACGAAGTAGAGGACCAGGAAGATGGCGAAGACGCTTAAAGATATCCTAAACGGCGTAAAAGCCTCCAAGGTCGTACCAGGTTCAACTGGTAAGGATCCTGGTGTTGATTACGAACCGAAGGCTCCGAACGAACAAGAATTCGTAAAACTACACAAGACTGAGAAGCATTCGGATCGCGTTGGTAATGGAGACGATGTATATCAGGCTACGAACATCAAGCCTGCTCTTTCTGATTCAAAAGAAACGAAGCATGGTCGTAAGAATATCAAAGATTCAAAAAGTGTAAATGAAGCCGCAAAGTGCAATATGACTGAAGAAGGTGTTTCTTGCCCAGTCCACGAAATGGCTGACTGTTCTAAGCCAAAAAAGAATCTCAAAGAAGTTCTCACAAAAAATACTTCAGCTGGCGACATAATCCATGATTTCCGCAAGTCAAAAGACCCAAAGTTCGCTGGTAAGTCAGGCAAAGAACGTCAGCGTATGGCTCTTGGTGCTTATTACAGCATGCACCCAGAAAAGTCAAAAAAGACTAACGAGGGTTTTAATTCGGGAGCTCTACACGGAGTTGGCTCCACCGAAATCGTCGAAGCAACAGATTTACATCCAGACTACAAACTAGTCAAAACTGGTAAGAAATCAACCACTGCGCACCCTGACGGCAAACCGACATACGATCTTCATTACAAAGGCGAAAAGTTAACTTCTATTCATCCTTATTCGGCGTATAAAGATAAAAAAACGCCTGGTTCTCGCGTAGTCGCAAGTCGTAAAGACATCACAAAATACAGCGCAAGTCTACCCGGTAGAAAAACGTCGGAACTAAATGATACAACAGCTGCACACGTAGCTAATAGTGTAATCAGACATCATCAAGCTTCGATCAAGGAAGACCTAGCAGTTCCTCTACTTGGCGGTTCAGACGGCGATGAATCCGCTGAAATGGCAAAGACACAACTGCGCGCTCTTGCGAATAAAGCACTTCATCTTGCTATGCAGCTTGGCGACGAACAGATTATTGAACCATGGGTGCAAGCAAAGATTGCAGTTGCTAAAGATCATGTATCTGCAGTTCATGATTACATGGTCTACGGCGATCATTCAAAAGACAAAGAAGAAGACGAACAAACTGCGCCTTACGATGGCGGTATTGACATGTCAGGTGCACCAAGAAATACATATCCAGATTTTTCAGTTGATGTAGGAAGAAACGTATGAGTGCAATAATCAAACCTCTTGGTGTTGAATCTGTTTGTAACACCACAACATTTAGTTCATATGGTAATAGTGGATTAGTCAAACTTTCTCATGCTTCTGCGGTAACAACTCTAGCTTTGATTACATGCAAAGATTCAACCAATACTACTACTAAATGGACAATGTCTATTATTGGTGGCGAAACTTTGATTGTTCAAAAAAACCCAACAGATATATTAACTTCTAATAATACAGCGACAACACTAGTGGCTGTTCCTATTGCATTCACGAATTAGGTTATAAAAATGAAACTCATTACAGAACTAACCGAAGAGGTCGAATATTTCTCAGAAGCCAAGGAAGATGGTTCTAAAGACCATTACATCCATGGTATCTTCATGCAGGCTGACACTCCAAACCGTAATGGTCGTATCTACAGCCTGCCTGTTTTAGAAACCGCAGTCAATAAATACATCGAGAACAATATCAGTCAGAATAGAGCTTATGGTGAGCTCGGTCACCCAGCTGGACCTCAGATTAACCTTGATCGTGTTTCTCATATGATTACAGAACTGAAGCGTGATGGTTCAAACTTCATTGGTAAAGCTAGACTTACAGATACGCCAATGGGCAATATTGCTAAGGGTCTACTAAAGTCTGGTGCTAATCTTGGCGTTTCTTCTCGTGGTCTCGGATCTTTGAAGCCAAATAAGCAAGGTATCATGGAAGTTCAGAATGATTTTCATCTTGCAACAGCTGCCGATATTGTAGCTGATCCTTCTGCTCCTAATGCTTTCGTCAAAGGTATTATGGAAGGAGCTGAGTGGGTTTATGATGCATCTACAGAATCTTGGTATCAAGAGAAACTACACGAATCTCGCAAACAAATGAAAAGAATGCGTATGGATGAGATCGAGCAAAGTAAGTTCGGTATCTATGAGAGCTTCCTCAAGTCTCTCTCGTCAAAAACAAATCTAATATAAATAAACTAAACAAATTGGAAGGGAGACCTTTAATGTCTGAAGAAAATATCGAACAGCTCGATGAGCTTTCACCAACTACTGTTGCTTCCTACAGAAAAAAGGCTATTAAAAGTGGTAATAAGCATTTTGATAAAGCCATAAAAAGCATGGAAAGACATGATGAAACAGGTAATCCACGCGATGAAAAAAAGGTGGATGATCATTTTAAGATTTTTAGAAAACGTGAAGCTGGTTTACAAAGAGCTAATAGACTTAATAAAGAAGAGTATGATGCTCTTTCTACTGAAGAACAAGAAATGTATGAGTTAGACGAATCAATCGCTTCAGATACTCTGAGAGCAGGATCTCGTTCAGTTGATTCAGATCCAAAGTCGAAGATTGAAGCTATCACTTCAGTAATCGGCGCAATGCATTCTATGCGTAAGGACGATTTGACAAAGTGGTATACACAAGCCATGGCTCTTATCGGTAAGGAAGCAAGCTCGCTACCAGCTGGCGCTTCGGCTGACTCTAACGCATCAAGTATCGATATGACTACTGGTAAAGGTCCTAAGACTCGCGAACCTATGCCAAAAATTGACGTTAAAGAAGACGTTGAAGAAATGTTTGATGGTGAAGATCTTTCAGAAGAGTTTAAAGATAAAGCTTCAACTCTATTCGAAGCTGCAGTTAATGCGCGTGCTGTGATTGAAATTACGCGCCTTGAGGAAGAGTACGAAACTCGATTAGAAGAAGAAGTTACTTCTATCGTTGAAGGTGTCGAAAATAACCTAAACACATACCTTGATTACGTTGTTGAAAACTGGATGCAGGAAAATGAAGTGGCGATTGAATCGGCGCTACGCAACGAAATCATGGAAGAATTCATTGGTGGTCTAAAGAGCCTTTTTGCTGAGCATTATATCGATATGCCAGAAGAAAAGATCAATGTCGTTGAAGAACTAGCTGCTAAGGTTGAAAGACTAGAAGCTGCTCTAGACGAGACAATCAATGAAAATGCTGAGCTAAAAGTTGCTATTCTGGAATCGGTGAGACAGGAAACTGTCGATGAAATCGCGGAAGGTCTCACTCTAACTCAGTCCGAAAAGTTTCTTTCACTTGCCGAGGGAGTCAGCTTTGATGGCGACCTCGATGTTTACAAGAAGAAACTTTCGGTTGTAAAGGAAAACTATTTCCCAGCAACGAAGCCTCAGTCTTCGAATATCGAGGAAGAAACGTTCGAAGGCGAAATCGGCGAGAAAACCGTAAATGTTGATCCTCAGGTTAACAAGTACGTACAAGCAATCTCAAGAACCGTCAAGAAGTAATCTTTTATAAATAAAAAAAACCTAAAGAAAGGGAATAACTAAAATGTTTCTACAGGAAGAAATCCAAAAGAAGTGGGCTCCTATTCTAGAGCACTCAGAACTGCCAGCAATCCGTGACGCTCATCGTCGTTCGGTAACTGCAGTTCTTCTAGAAAACACAGAGCGCGCTCTTCGCGAATCCGCCGTTCACGGTCAATATCAAACTCTTACTGAAACAACTTCAGGTGGTGCATTCAACGGTATTGGAGCATCTAGCTCAACTGCTGGCGCTGGTCCAATCGACACATTCGACCCAGTACTTATCTCACTGGTTCGCCGTGCGATGCCAAACCTGATTGCTTATGACATTGCTGGTACTCAGCCAATGACCGGTCCAACAGGACTTATCTTTGCAATGCGTTCGAAATACGGCAACTCTGCTGCTCTTGGTAACACATCTGCAATCGGTAACACAAGAGCTGGTTCAGAAACTTTCTACAACGAAGTTGACTCAACATTCACATCTGTAACTTCAGGTGCTAACTCGTTCGGTCAGAAGTTTGTTGGTACAATCCCAGGTGACACGAATACTTCAATCATGTC